TTGAATATTTCCGCTTGGGATCTGATCCAGGGAACTTTTGCCTGAGCTTGTGTTGACAACTTCATACTTTGCTTTCTGTGCTGTTGACATTCCTGCTGCTTCCGTGTCCTTTATGATCGGCTTGCCTAATTGTGGAACTGTTGGCTGTCCAATATTAAGAGCCTTCTTTACTGTGTTAATTATGTTTGTGAAAAATCCCATTATTTGGCTACACCTCCGAGTATTCCGCTTGCACTTGTAATTCCTGTGTCTTCGGGAGTAGATGCCTGCATTGTCTCAGACTTTGACTGATCACTGATTAATTCATTTTGTAAACTTGCAGGGAACTCCAAATTGATTTCAAGATTTAACTGAGATAAGACTTGATCTTCTATGTAGAGTTGTTCGTTTTCTATTGTCTGCTCAAAAGCAAGATATTCAATTTTTACTGCTGCGTCTGTCATTCCCATTGAACCGCCTACTATAACTTGAGGAACTCCTGTCTCCTGGAAGAAATAATTATTTAATTGGTTAATCCAGGCTTTTGGATCTAATGTTGCATTTGGAGCAATGCTTGCTGTCTCTGTTTCAACTGCTCCCTTTGGAATGAAAATATCTTCTCCTAAATATTTTGCATTTGCGACCTTGGCTTTGAATGCAGCGACTTTTGCCGGGACATCTGTATCTAAGTGCCATATTCTTACTGGATAAATATTCCTGTGAAGCAAAGTTCTGTAGTCTGTCATTGCCTCATTTCTGGCTAAGATAATCCACTCAACTGCGTCAACCATTGAACTTCCGTGGTCGTCTGCTGTTCTGTTTCTGCTTAAATGGAAGATTTCCTTTGGACTGAATTTCTGAGTATGTTTGCCCCTGATCTTTGAAGTCTGCTCATAACGAATAATATGCCCTGAACTATTTGTGATTTCTATTATTGTAGACGGATCTAATGGTTTCAAATTTACCAAATTCCCTTCATCATCTCTGATTATGTGAGCATAAGAATTTCCGCCAATATCACGAACCCTTATCTGATTTGCTATGATTGAATTAAAAGTGTCCTTTCCATTTCCCTTTATCTGAGAAAGTGCCATTGTAGTAATTTCATTTGACTTGAAACCTTTACCTATTGTCCAGGTAGACTTAGCGTCTATTGTAATTCTCATTTCGGGAATTGTTTTATATAAAGCGTATTGCCTTGTCCAATCTGTATTCTGATAACGAAATTCTTTTTGCCCATCACTTCCGCCAGTAGCCATTGCATCAACTGTGTAACTAACAAAAGTGTTTCTTTGATTTCCTGTTTCAGCATTTGTTATGTTTGTGTCTGCCATTATTTCTTGTCTATCATCGCCCAGCTGCCTGCGTATAATTTAATTGCCTGTTCTTCTGTAAAGACTGCTTGCTTGTATTTTAATTGAAGCACTCCTGCAGTTGCACCTGTTGCAATGTAACCTGTGATTGTATACCAAGCAGGAGTAGTCCCGGCTGTCAGAGTTGTGTAAGTTCCCAAGTCTGTAGGATTTACACCTGTTAGCCAGTATTTTCCAACAAATCCTGCCGGTGCATTAAAACAAAAAGCGAAGTCAATTCCTGCTGCAACCGCAGAGACTTGTATGTTCAATGAAAAAGAGTAAATGCTGTTTTCCTCTAAATTAAAATATAAATCGTCATCTTCTTCTATTGTTGGGTCTGACTGTGCCACATTCGTGTGAATGCAAAAACGATAATCAAGTGTGAAAGCTCCTGACCAAGGAGTAGTTGTTATAGGAAACAAGTCGTGCATTGTTGAACTTCTGTCTGTTCCTAAAGATGCTGTGTAATAAAACTTTCCAGACGGATTTGTGTCTGTGTCCATTACGATTAAATAATCTCCTGCAGTAAGATTTAAAGGAGAAGTCAATGTCCAGGTTTTCCAGTAAGGAGATCCTGCATAAGCAAGACTTAACTGATCTGTAACTCCTAAAAGTGCCAATGTTGCCTTTGAATAGATTGCACATTGGCTGTTTATTGAGTAACCGCTTCTTCCGTTTACGAATGCAGTGATTGTTGTTATAGTTGCATCTGCCGCCAATGTAAAGTAAGTTCCGTATGTTTCATCATCTGTTGTAGATAAACTTGTTGTAGTCTCTCCGAAAAATCCGAAAGAAACTAAACCTGTTACTTCTGTGTCTATTGTTTTTGCTACATACTTTGCCCTTACGCTTTGATCTTCGTAACTTGCAAAGAACTCATTTTGGCTGTCTTCTCCTGCAAATAAATTGTCAATGTCTAAGCCCATTTGAACTCCGCCATCTTTTTAATTGGATTGATTATTTTTCCCTCATTTCTTCCTTCCCAAGACTTTGCCTTGCCCATCATAATTTCCTCTACTCCTATGTCCATTCCACGAAAGATTATATTTCCTAAAAGTCTGCCCCATTTATCTACACGATTTAATTTTGTGATTTTTATTGTTATTTCCTCTCCGAGTATTTTATCCTCTAACCAACTTTGTGCATCTTTTCCTTGAGCTCCTTCACTTAATTCAGGTGCTGCTATATTTGCAAAACGGACTGGAAACTCAAAGTCTCTGAAATCACAACTTACAGTTATTGTATCTCCGTCGTGGACTTTTCTCACTATTGCCTGGAAGTTCTCAAAGATTTGCTTGTGCGGACTGTCAAAATAATAGAATTGTAATTGAGCATTTGTCAGTTCAGGGAATTTTTCAAAGTCGTGCATTTATCCTCCCCCCGCAGTTGGATCCATTAAGAAATCCTGCGTCTTTTTATCTCTTAAAAGACTTACATCTCTGAGAAATGCGTCCCTTAAAATGTTTATCATATCTTCTGCTACAATCCTTGATGGATAACCTGCAAATGAATATTGAATTACAAGAATAGCGGCCAGTGAAGCGGCTGCATCTGAAAGAATATATTTTGTTGAAACTGATAATGCTGTAAAAGCTGCTGCATCTACTGCGAATACTTTTCTGCAAAGAACATTAATCACATTCTCACAATCAAGAATTATGGTGTCTGTCCAGGCTACTGCCTTAGAAGTTGCATTCGCTCCCAATCCTGCCCTGGCTTGTATCTGTGCATTTGTCGCATATATGCCTACATCTGCCATTTTTCCCTCATCGCCTCATAAAAATCAGAAAATTCTGATGATGCCTTATTTATCATAAAATACTCAACCATAGTAAATATTTAAACTTTTGTCTTTTATCCCGTAAGCTGCACGAATTAAAGCTTCTGCAATATGGGCATCAGATCCGTCAATTCTCAATAAATTCCCCTCGTATTCTGCTCTAATGCTTTCAAGTGATCTAAGTGTGTCAAGATCTTCCCAGAGTTTTATTTTTCCGCTTTCCATCAAAACAAGAAGATTGTTGTAGAGATCCTCTTTCATAGTTGTCTTGTAGACTTTCTCATCATTGTCAAGACTTTTCTTTGCATTTTCTATGGCTATTACTTTTCTTTTTGTTTGATCATCAACAAGCAATGGATCAAAAACTCCCCAGCCCATTCCAGTCGCATCAATGTAAATTCTCCTGTAATTGAAAAGACTGTCCTTTGATTTGATTAATTTTACAGTATCAGTTAAAAGAGTTTTCCCTGTCACTTGCATATCAATCTGAACGAAACTTTCCTGATCTACTTTGTCAAGACTGAACAAGACAGGTTTATCCTCGCCCATACGAGCAACATCTACACCTAAATATGGATTTCCTACTATCTGATAATTTGGATCCCTTTGAATGAAACAGGATTTAATCAGTTCAGTTGAAAAGACCTGCCTTAGACCTTCCATTTCCTTTCCTAAATATTCCTGTGCGTATAAAAGTGCCGGCATTCTCGCCTTTTCCTGCTTTAGATGTTCAAGCGCTTTCTCTCTTTGGATTTCTGTCCAGGTATCACATATTTCCCTTTTTTCCATTACTTCCTCTGAACTTGCAGCAAAACGCTTAAAAGAATTGAACGCACCCGCTTTATTATTCCATACATCGCTTGCATAAGTGCCTTTGCCTGCAGGGGTTGTTAAAATTACAGTAGCACCGCCTGTTGTTAAAAGCATTGGAGTTACAGCAGACTGAACCTCATTCGGTATCCTACTTCCTTCTTCCTCATAAAGCCTATGAATTGTCAAGAAACGAACCCCTATTCCGTGCAGTCCTGTCGGTAGACACCAGATTATAACTCCATTAGTCAACTGAATTTTTGTAAGAGTAGGTTTGTCCTTTCCCTTGCAAATAAATTTCGGATAGTTCTCTACAAGATAATCAAGAGTTTTGTCAAAAAGAGCATAAGCCTGCCTTTCTACAGGGGCAATCATTAAGATAACCTGATTTGGGTGCTTTACTGCATACTCCCCGCAATCCTCAGCACAGATAACAGACTTGCCTATTTGCCTTCCACAATAAAGTATTTTATCTCCTTCTGTGTTCAAAAATTCTTCCTGCCAGGGATCGTGCTTTATTTTCATAAAAAGACAACAACAATCAAGTTTATATATTTTATTAAAAATTCGTCTCTTTTCTATTTAAAAAATTCGTCTTTGAACCTGTATCTCATACTACTTAACCCATCTAATACTCGCAAAACACAACTCCTTGCTATGCTCTACAATTACATTCCCGACCGCGTAGCGGGCGAGCGAATGCGAGCCCGCAATACAATCAACACACAAAAGATAAAGATTAATTCAAAACAAAAGATAACACACTTGTAATACAGAGTTGTAATACAGATTAATAATTCCCCCCGGAGGGGGGTAGGGGGGGAGGCTATATGGATAAGCGGTTTGCCTTAGCAAACCTTAGATTTAATCCCATAATACATCAGACAGACAGAGAATATCATTATCCCTAAGTTTATGATCAGATGTCCGTTATCTATAGAATAGATTAAGCCCATCAGGGCTCCAATAAAGAACAATAAGCCTATGAATATCCTTATCATTTTAAGTCATTGAGCCAAGGGGTAGGGGTTCCCTTGGCATATAATCTGTTTAATTGATTTAAATTGAGCCTTGAGCCTGTAATGAGCAAAATAGATGATTTCTCTCTCCAACTCAAATTGAATAAGGGATTAATTGTGAATGTTAAAACGCTCTGCGTTTTAAAAGTAATGGAACTTAATAAATGTATCATTTTGAGTTGAAGGACTGTCATTTAACTCCTAACAACTTCATTAACTCACTGGCATTGATAGGAACTTTCATCTTGTG